AGGCACAGCAACAGGTGTAGGCTTGCAGGCCGCACTTGCTAACGCATGGGGCAAGGCTCAGGTGCTTTTTGAGGATGATGCAGTTCAGATGGTTTACTTCATCAACCCTATGGATGTTGCAGATTACCTCGGTGCAGCTAATATCACAGTTCAGAATGCTTTTGGCATGAACTATGTTGAGAATTTCCTTGGCCTTGGCACTGTAATCATGACAGGTGCAGTAACAGCAGGTACATTCTACGCAACAGCTAAGGAAAACATCGTTTGCTATTACATCAATGTAAACGAGGCAAACGGCATCGGTGAAGCATTTGATTTCACAACAGATCCCGAAACAGGTTTTGTTGGTATTCACGAGGATGGCAACTACACCCGTATGCAGGAGGAGACAGTGGCTATCAGTGGTATCACATTCTTTGCAGAAAGACCTGATGGCGTACTTGTTGGTACTATCGCAGAGGCAACCGAAGAAGGCGGCGAAGGCGGCGAAGGCGGCGAAGGCGGCGAGGGCTAATAAATGAGACTTGTGCTAACCGAAATATGCGATTATCTGAATAACTACTTTTGGGAAAAGAAGATCAGTGGCAACTTTGCTATTGTGGATGGTGCTATTGAAGTACCGGCCTTAAAAGAGGGGCAGTATTTCCGCATATTAGGTAGCACTTTCAATGACGGCGTATATCAGTACCCCGCAACCGACTTACAGGATGAAGAATTTAACGGCTATGTATGGGCAATGGCAGTCCCGCAGACTGTTATTGCCCTTGCAGCCGATATTGAACAGTGGCAGGCAATCAACGGCAAGGCCGATAGTGCCGCCCTTTCACCCTTTAATTCTGAATCTTTTAGCGGTTATTCCTATTCTAAGGGTAGTGGTAGCAGTGTATCAGGTGGAACGGCTATGACTTGGCAGGATGCTTTCGCAGGCAGACTGAATAAGTATAGAAAATTAAGGGGCGCAAGATGAGTTTAGTCGATAATGCTATGGAAAAAACTATCATTATGGATAAGACTACAACCCTTGATAGTTATGGCTCAGTTAAAACAGTTTGGAAAGAGGGCGCAGAGATTAGCGCAGCTTATTCTTTTGACAGTTCAACAGAGGCAAGAGTAGCGGCACAGCAGGGGGTAAAGAATCGGTTTACAATTCTTACCAAAAAGGCAGTAGTATTACTGTTCCCTGATGTGATTAAGAGGGTATCAGACGGCAAGTATTTTCGTATAACCTCAGATGGCACGGACAATCGCACCCCAAAGGGCGCAGGGCTTGATTTAAGAGCCGTTGAAGCTGAAGAATGGCAGATTACTAACGATGAATAAACAGCAGGCTTACAACGCATTTTGGAGCAGTTTTGGGGTATTTGCGTTTGAGGAAAACTCAGTGCCCGATGATGAGGTTATACAGAACCTTATTAACGCCGGTGTAGCACCCGCTAAATTTCCTATGATTACCTATCAGGTCATAATAGACGATTTAGGGGGCACTTTATACCCGACAGCTTCGATCTATGACAAATCAAGTTCATGGCAGAGAGTAGATTTACTTGCTAATACCATTTCACAGCGCATTCATGCTATGAAAACCTTAAAACTGGATAACGGCCGCATGTTTATCGTTAAAGGAACACCTTTTGCACAGCATATGGGCGAAGATGATGCCGACATAAAAAGAGTTGTACTCAATATAGGGGTAGAATTCTTTACAGAATATTAAACAGGAGGAAACAGGAATGAAGTTCACTAAAATTCCACAGAGCACTTTTGACGAGTTGCAGATCAATGCAGGTATTCTTGTTAAAGACTTCGATATTGAAACAGGTACTTTTCAGGATGCAGATATGCTCACGGCTACAACAGGGGGTATCACTGTATCTGTAAAGCCTACTTATGAGGACTTTGGCGATGATATAGATAATTGCCCTAAGAACACAATGGAGTTAAAGAGAATCACTGATACAGAGGTTTCGCTTTCTACAACGGCACTGAATATCAATGAGGATCTTTTGCTTTATCTTCTTGGTGCAGCCGATAAGGATGTTACAACAGGCGCTATTAAGCCCCGTGCAGACTTAAAGACCACAGACTTTAAGACAATTTGGTGGATAGGCGATCTTTCAAACAATGGTTATATTGCCGTTAAGGTATCTAACGCCCTTTCAACAGATGGTTTCGAGATTAAGACCAGCGATAAGGGCAAGGGCAATGTATCTATTACACTTACAGGCCATGTATCAATCAATGCTCAGGATGTATTACCAGCAGAGTTCTACCTTGGTTCAGGCGATGATGAGGCATTGAGCATAAGGCTCAATAAGGCTTCTATACAGATTGCCGAAGGCGGTACACAGACACTTGTGCCTACCACAGCCGAAGGTGCTTCAGTTACTTGGGCATCAACAGATGCCGATGTTGCAACAGTAGCCGGTGGTGTAGTAACAGGTGTAGCAGAAGGTGTTTGCGTTATCACAGCAAAGGCCACCAAAGACGGCGAGGAAGCAATAGCATCATGCTCAGTTACAGTAACGGCTACAACAGACGGAGAGGGCTAATATATGAGATTATCTGATTACAAAGGTGAAGAAGCGTTAGAGGTTTTGGCAGATATAATAGAGCCTTTAGCTGATATTTTTGCCGATCCTGAATTACAGGAGATAGCAAGTAGCAAGGGGGCAAGTGCTATCAAGTATGCAAAACCTATCTTGAAGAATCACAAGAGAGAGATTATCGAAGTTCTTGCGAGGCTTGAAAACACCCCCGTTGACGAGTATGCAAGCACGATTACATTGCTTACATTACCCGCTAAGTTGCTTGAATTCCTAAACGATCCAGAGGTTCAGGCGCTTTTTCCCTCACAGCATCAAAAAGAAGTGAAAACATCGCCCGCTTTTGGTGCTGTTACGGAGAATACAGGGGCAAAAAAGAATTAAAACCTTTTATCAGATATTACCTATCTAAATGTTTACAAGAACGGCGGGATGAGGCATATAAAACCTATATGTCAGATCTCGCTATTCTTTTATTAAAGGCAATAGCGGGCAAGGATATAGAACTAACCCGATATGCCGACCTGTTTAATGAAGCCGACCTGTTTAATGAAAATGAAGCATTAAACGAACCGCAGGAGACCGCAGAACAGGTGATCTCAAAATTCGATAGATTGCGGAGGAAATAACATGAATGTATTTGAATTGTTTGCGACACTTAGCTTAGATACATCCGAATATACAAAGGGCTTAAATGACGCCGAAGAACAGGGCGACAAGTTTTCAGGTTCATTAGGCAGGACAAGTTCAAAGGCAAGTATCTTCGGTGATGTTCTAAAGGCTAATCTTGTTTCAGCCGCCGTACAAAAGGGTATGGGCATCCTTATAAATGGCATGAAAAAGATAGGTTCAGCTATTGAAGCTAACATAGGTACGGCCGTTTCAAGGCTTGATACACTGAATTCTTACAGCAAGACTATGGAGGCTTTGGGCTTTACCGCCGATGAAGCTAACGAGGCACAAAGCAGATTAACAGAGGCAATAGACGGCTTGCCTACAACCCTTGACGGGATCATTTCATGGCAGCAGCAGTTTACGGCACTTTCAGACGATATTCAGGGTTCAACGGATCTTACTATTGCCCTGAATAATGCCACTTTGGCAGCAGGAAAAGGTCAAGAGGCGGCTAATAATGCTATGGCTAACTGGTATGGCATCATTTCGGCAGGTGCGCCCGATGCTCAACACTGGCAGTCCTTGTATTCAACTATGCCCGCACAGATGAACCAGCTTGCAGAGGCTACATTAGGCGCCGGTGCAAAGTCCGATGATTTGTTTCAGGCGTGGAAAAATGGCATTGTTACCACTGAGGATGTAACTAATGCCCTTATTTCCTTAAATAGCGAAGGCATAAACGGGGTGGCAAGTTTCGCAGATCAGGCGCAGATAGGTGCTCAGACTATCGAGACGGCATACGGCAATATTAACACGGCTATCGGTAGGAATATCGCTAATGTTCTTGATGTTATTAACGGAGATACAACAGAGGGCGGCGGCCGTATAGTTGAATTGTTAATTAACATAAAAGGCCTGATTAACGATATAGGCAGTGCAGTATCTTCTTTTGTTAGTGAACATGAACCGCAGATCGCAGCTATAATGGATGCGGTCAATTCCATATTAAACGGCGGTGATTTGACCTCTAACCTTGAAACGATTAAGAGTAATGCTACAAGCATTATCTCAGATTTGACTAATTTATTAGTAGAAAGTTTGCCTGAAGTGGCTAATTTTGCTACTTCTATAGTTGAAGTTCTTGGACGGGCACTGATTGAGAATGCGCCGGCTTTGATAGAATCACTAATTGCCATTATCACTAATCTTGTAAACTGGTTAGGACAGCCTGATATGATTTCTATGTTGACAGACGGGGCAGTTACCATTATTACAACCCTTTCAAATGGAATTTCCACGGCATTACCTGTTCTTTTGCCCGCTATAATGACGATTATATCAACCCTTGTTACAACCCTTTCAAGCCCTGAGAATGTCGAATTGCTTATGCAGTCGGCACTTACCCTTTTGGGCGCAATAGTTATGGCTATCGGGCAGAGTTTGCCTATCTACATTCAAGAAGTATTTGGCTTCATTACAAATGTTCAAGGTCTGTTTAGCGATGCTATCAGTTGGGTATCAGAAAATGTAATTGCCCCCCTTGCTGAATTTGCACTTAGAATAATTGAGGGTATAGTTGAATTCGGTGCAAGTATAATTGAGGGTGTAGGTGAATTCGGCTCAAAGATATTTGAGGGAATAGACTACATTACGGGCGGCATTTTCGGTGATGTTCTTTTATTCATTTCAGATATTCTGTCATATATTGCAAATTTCTTCTTAGATATTTGGAATTCATTACAGGGCTTAGTTTCTCAGTTGTTATCAGGAATAGGAACATTTATAGGCAGTGCCCTTAGCATAGTTGGCCGATTCATTAACAGCATACGATCTTTTTTAGCACAAATAATTGGTGTAATAATTCGTAGTGTAGCAAATGCAATTAGTACAATAATTAGTCGTGTAGCAAATTTCTTTACCCATATTTTGACCTCAATTCATAACGGAATGAGCAGGGCAAGAGAAACAGTATCAAATGTATTGACGGCGATTAAGAACAAGTTTACATCCATCTTCGATACTGTAAAAAGTGTAGTTCAGGGCGCAATAGACTACATTAAGGGCTTATTCGATTTTGAATGGAGTTTACCTCAGATTAAGTTGCCTCACTTCACGATTACCGGCTCGCTTGATCTCATGGCAAGCCCGCCAAAAGTGCCCTCAGTTGGTGTTAGTTGGTATGCAAAAGCTATGGATGAACCCTACCTGTTAAACGGGGCAACGATCTTCGGCGCAGCAGGTGGCAAGCTGTTAGGCGGTGGTGAAAGCGGTTCAGAAATGATTGTCGGCACTAATAAGCTAATGAACATGATGCGTGAGGCAATGGGCATGGAAAACAGGCCTATCACGATAAATGTTTATGGCGCAGAGGGACAGGATGTGAGAACACTTGCAAAAGAGGTTTCAAGAGAACTTGAAAACCTTATGAGAGATAAGGAGGCGGCTTATGGCTTATGAACTGGATAAAAGAATAACATTCGGCGGTGAAGAAGTACCGGCGTTTATAGCTGAAGTGCCTAAGAGCATTAAGCCTAAGCGCAAAACCCTTGTTACTCAGATTGCAGGCAGTAATCGTGAAGTAGTGGAAATGGAGGATGCTTGGGAAAGCTACGATCAGACTTACACCCTGTTTGTAGGCGATGGTTCGGAAGATTCAGTCCGAGGTGCTATTGACGAGGTAGCAAGGGTATTAAGCAAGACAGGGTATCAGGTGCTTACAGACGATTACGATCCCGACCATTACAGGATGGCTTATTTTGACAGTCAGGTTAGTATAGATAACCGATATACAAGATTAGGGAAGTTTGATGTAGTTTTTCATTGCAGACCTGAGAAGTTTCTTGTATCAGGTAATACGCCTATGGGGGTTGCTAATAACGGCATACTGTTTAACCCCACTGGTTTTGCCTCTAAGCCGCTTATTCGTATAACAGGTAGTGGTAATGGGACATTGACAGTGGCAGGCGTTACAATGGCATTTACGGGCATTTCAGACTATCTCAATATAGATTGTGAGAAGATGAATGTTTACCGATTGCCGGCAGAGAATAGAAACAACCTAATGACAGGCGAATTTCCTGTATTAAAATCAGGCGAAAACCTGATTACTTTTACAGGTGGAATATCAACTGTTACGATCACACCTAAGTTTTGGACTTTATAAGGGGGTTTTATGTTTCCTACATTATACGAGAATATAACTATCGGCACAGTACCGCAGCATCATGGTTTAGGCGTACTTTCAGACTGTATTTCCTGTGTAGTAGAACACGCAAGAAACGATATATACGAATTAACGATGGAATATCCAATATCGGGTATTCATGCCGAGGACTTAGCCGTTAGGCGAGTGCTCAAAGTAAAGCCTAATTTCACCGATGATCCTCAGTTATTCAGGATAAGCCGTATAGGAAAGGTGATGAACGGCAAGTTTACAGTCTATGCTAAACACATATCCTATGATCTTTCAGGTTTTGAGATAACAAGTGGAACAGCCGGTAGTGCGGCCGCAGCATGTAGCTTGTTACAGAGCAAGGCTAACGGCTTTACTATTACCACAGATAAGACAGTTAATGGGACATTCAAGATTAGTGCGCCTGCTTCTGTTAAATCTTTCTTTGTAGGAAAAGCGGGATCTTTTCTTGATGTTTACGGCAAGGCAGATATAGTTTACGACAATTTTAATGTGCGATTCCTGTTAAACGGGGGCGAAGATAGAGGCGTAACTATCCGTTATGGCAAAAATCTACTTGAATTATCACAGGAAATGGGCGAAAACAACCTTTATACCCATGTAATGTGCTACTGGAAACAGGATGAAACAGTTGTATCAGGTTCAAAAGTGGCAACGGGGTTAAGCCTTGATGTGCCTAAGTGCCTTATAGTTGATGTTTCAAGCGAATATGACAGCGCACCGACTACGGCACAGCTTACGGCAAGGGCTACAAAGTATAAGAATGACAATAATCTCACAGTGCCTACGAATAACATTACCCTTGATTTTGTTCAGAGTGGAGAACTGGCAAACAGGGTGGATCTTTGCGATACTGTTTCAATTTACTATGAGGCGTTAGGTATTACGAGAACTCAGGTGAAGTGTATTCGCACAAAATGGGACTGTATCAAGGAAAAGTATATTGAAACTGAGTTTGGCGATGCTTTAAATTCTGCGGTTGATACTTTTGTAGCAAACAATGTGAAGTTAGCTAATACGCCTACTACCTCATATATGGCCGAGGCTATTGCTCATGCCACGGAACTTATCACCGGCAACTTAGGGGGCTATGTAATTCTTCATGACAGCAACGGGGATGGCACACCCGATGAAATACTTATCATGGATAAGCCCGATATAAGCGAGGCTACAAATGTTTGGAGATTCAATCAGAACGGGTTAGGACATGCTACAAGCTATGACGGCACTTACGGGCTTGCTTTAACCAAAGACGGACAGATAGTTGCAGATCGTATAACCAGTGGAACACTAAACGCAGATATTATCAAAGCCGGTGTAATTTCGGATGCTCAGGGTAATTCGTCAATAGATATGACAAATGGCGCAGCCGTCATGACAAACTTTAAGGCAAAAACGGGCTTTTACCTTGTAGATGCAAACGGAATAACAAGAAACTATATATCTTACAATACAGTTGGCGGTACATCGCTTATTCAGTATAACCAAAACGGAAAAATGAATGTCGTTATTTCTTCGGCTACGGGTGATGGCGGACAGTTTAGAGCATACGCCCCTAATGGAACAGAGGTAGCAAACATAGGTTATGGGACTGATGGTGGACAGTTCAGAGCATACAACCTTAATGGAAAACAGATGGCAAACATAGGTTGCGGGGCTGAAGGTGGAAAAGTTTACACTTGGTTTAACAATGAGAAACTGTCAACGAGTATAGGCTCATCGACTACAGGCGGAATTATTAGTGCTTATAATACAAATGAAACATTGGTTGCATGGATAGGAACAGCTACAAATTCAGGCGGCTATTTCGCTTTACATAATAGCAGTGGAACTCAAACAGTTTATGCATACGGACAGTCAGGCGTTATTACTTGCGTTTCAGTTCAACAGACTTCTTCTCGCAAGGTAAAGGAAAATATCAAGCCTATTGAAGATGCAAAGAAGATCCTTGACCTGAATGCCGTGTCTTTCGATTACAAGAATAAAGAGCAGGGAACAAACAAGCGAGGCTTTATAGCCGAGGATGTAGCCGAGGTATTACCGAACCTTGTTACGCCTGAAACAGAGGAAACACCGGCTTGTCTTGACTATTTACAGATGATTCCTTATTTGCAGGCGGTTATTAAAGATCAGGAAAAGCGCATAGAGGCATTGGAAAAGCGGTTAAAGGCTTTGGAAAATGCCGTCAGTTAAAGTATAATCTCAATAAAGGAGGGTTATCAAATGGAACAGATAATACTCAATCTAATACCTAAAGGCTTGCCGCCTATATGTCATGCTTCACAGTACGATAAAGGCAGGGCAATAAGGCTTGTAATAATGGATGGTTTACAGGGCTATTATTTCACGGATGAAACAGTAGAACTTGAAGTTAGAAAGCCTGATAATAATGTTGTTACAGCCGCCGTTGATGTAATTCAGGGCAATTCCTATGTAGATATTGTTACAACAGAACAAATGACAGCTTGCGAGGGTGATAATCTTTGCGAACTGGTTATTTATAAGGGTGATGTAAGAGTAGGCAGCCTCAATTTCAAGATGCGAATTGAGGTAGATCCTTTAAAGGACGGCATAGAATCAGAAACAGAGATACACAACCTTACAACGCAGATTCAGGACATTAACGAACAGATAGTACCTGATATGGTTGCCGAAGAAGTGGAAAACCAGTATGACAGTCAGAATGTCATATTTGACGATACACCAACAGAAAATCACGGCACAGGCTATGCGGTAACATCGGAAGGCGTGAAGAATGCACTTGACGGAAAGCCTGATAATTTGAGCGATTTGGGCGATGTTAATATATCCTCACCTACAAGCAATCAGGCACTTGTATATAACCCTACTACACAGAAATGGGAAAACGGCGAAGTATCAACAGTAGGCGGTTTAAATGACCTTAACGATGTAAACATAGACGATACAAGCCTTGCGCAAGGGCAGGAGCTCGTTTATAACGGCTCAGAAGAAGTCTTTGAGAATAAGACCACAAGGGTAGAACTTACACAGGCAGAATACGACCAGTTAGTCGCCGATGATGAAGTATTACCTAATGTTGACTACTACATAACAGACGCCCCCTCTATGCAGGGTAGTTCTAAAGACCTTTCCTATGATGGTGGTACGGATAGTGTTTATGATGTTGTGGAAGCTATATCAAGTGCAGACTTCACCTTTACACCAGCAAGCGGAGTAACGGCAAGTTCAGTAACGGCTTGCAAAAATGATAAACTTTGCATTTTTTCGGCAGAGATTAGATTTACAGGAAACGCAAATGCGTGGACTGTTTTAGGTAATGTTG